GCTTTAGACATAGCACAGCTACAACAACTTCAAAAGTTAAATGATCCTCGTAAAAAGCCAGTAGCAGGAGAGAAAATCGCAGGAATAAACGATGACCAAACTGTAGAAAGATTAAGACAACTTAATAGTCAGATAGAAAATGCTTATATGGCAGGATTCGGTTATCAAAAAACTGCTATTGAACGTCAACAGCAATTAGAAACTGAAGCAGCTAATCAAAAATATAATTCCACTAAAGCTGCGCTTGAAAGAGAGCAACAGTTACTTGAACTGTATGCTTCTGATCGTTATCAACTGTATGTAAAAGTTAACGAATCTATTAATCAAGGTGTTAGTGATCTTATACACAAAGTATTTGACAATATAATGGAAGGTAAGTCTATTAAAGACGGTTTAGGAGATATTTTTGCAGATACCTTTAATAATATTCGTAAAAATGTGTTAGAGCAGACACTAATAAAACCTGCTAAACAAGCAGTGTCAGCAATTACATCTAGCTTATTTGGTTTTGATGTGAATGAGACAAAAGGTGCTGATAACGCAACTGTTTCGGGAAATGGTGAATTGCATGTAAAAGTTATGAACGGAGAGGGTGGCGGCGGTGGAAAAGGTGAAGAAGCTGATCCTCTAGCTAGTATTAAAGAAAAAGGTATGGGTTTTATGGAGAGCTTTAAACAAAAAGCTATGGGTGTTTTTGGAAGTATGAAAGAAGGAATCGGTAAATTTGGATCTTCTGCTATGGAAACATTTAAAGGTTTAGGCAGTTCAATGAGTGGTATATTTAGTAATGTAATGGGAGGCCTTAGTGGTATGGGCTCTAGTCTTATGTCAAGCCTTAGTGGTATGGGCTCTAGTCTCATGTCAAGCCTTAGTGGTATGGGCGGCGAAGGTGGTATCGGTAGTATAATAAGCGGTATAGGCTCTAGTTTTATGGGTATGTTTGGTGGTGGAGGAGTCCCTATGGCTACTGGAGGTTTAGTAGGAGTACGTCATATGGCAGACGGTGGACAAGTAAATGCGCTTCGTGACCGCGTACCCGCTATGTTAGAACCTGGTGAATTTGTAATTCGTAAACCTGCTGCTAAATCTATCGGTGCAGGCAACTTAGGTCAAATGAATGCTACTGGTGCTGCTGGTATGGGTAATGTACAATTTAATATTGTTAATGAAGGTAAGCCTAAAGAAGCAGAACAACAAGGAGAACCTAAACTCGATGCAGATAAAATTGTTATTGATGTTGTACTCAGAGATTTAGCTGCTAATGGACCTATTAGACAAGCTATGAGAAATGGATAAGATATGACTACTTCTACCTACCCTGATGATGCCATCGCACCTATAACTGCTTTTTCAGTTATAGGTACTACTACTTTTAATACCACAGGTGCTACTAGGGTAGCCTTTAATTTACCTAGTGCTGTAGAAAGTAAAGGTGAAGTCACTGTATTCCAAGAAGGAATCTTACAATCCACAGGTTCCTATTCTTTATCCAATGCAGGACAAACAATAAGTTTTGTTGCAGCTCCTAATGCCACTGAGTTAATAGTTAAAACAATATCACTTCCTGCTAGATACAGACTAAATAGAACTTTTCCTTCAATAGCTGCTGTAGATTACGATAATACTACTACTGTAACTAATGGTAATGGTTATACTATTAATGGTGTTACTGAGGGCTTTTCTTTTCCGTCTACTGTAAATGTAGCAACTACTAGTGATTTTATGGTATATGTAGGTGGTGTTTTTCAATCACCTAGTAGTTACACATATCCTTCTGTTAGCTTAGCTTATCAAGGTATAGATATAGGTGATAATAACGCTGTTAATTTATTAACTAACTTTGCAGATAACTTAACTGACTCTAGTCCTAAAGAACATACAGTTGCTATAAATAGTGGTTCTGCATCTTTTAACCAAAGTAACGTAGTCTTAGATGGTTCTAAATATATAGCTGTAACAGGTTCAGGTAATGATTTTAATGTAGGAGAAGAGAAATCATTTACTTTTGATACTATTATAACTCCTGATTCAGGATCTAGTATGAGTTCTAATCAAACTATATTAGCTCGTCATAATAGTGGTACAAACTATTATGCTCTACGCACAGTAGGATCAAATTCTACTATAGGTTTTATAATAAATAAATCAAATAGTATAACAGAAATATATGGTGGTAACTGTAATGGAGGTACTAGTTATCAAGTAGCTGTATCTTACGATAAAACTACTGCTAATTTACGACTCTATGTGGCTAATGCACTAGTTAAATCATTAAATTATAATCCTGCAGTAACTCCTTTTCCGGGCGGTTCTTTAATTATTGGTGCTAATAATTCTGTAGATGGCGGCTCTGTTGCTAGTCAAGAAAGATATAAAGGTAAAATTGACTATATAAGAATGGCAGATGGTGCGAGATATAGAGGAGCAATTCATAATGTTCTTACTACTACTGCTACTGTGATTGGTGGGTCTCCTTTAGGAGCTATTGATAGTGAGGATACTTTATCTATACGTATATTTGACTCAGATGTTTCTGTATCTGATAGATTTAACTCTATGGCTGATAAAAAACCTGATAAAGGTTTTACCACTACTAAAAAGTTTGCTACTTCTACATTTACTTCAGAAGCAGGATATGAAAAAAGACGACTAAAATCAAGAAGACCTCTTCGCTCTTATGACTTAAAATATACTAATATTTCAGGAGTAGAAAGAACTGCTATTGAAAATTTTTATAATGCTAGAAGTGGAGATTTTGAATCTTTTAGTTTTGACTTGTCACATCTAAATGAAAGTGGTACAATTAGTGCAAGATTTGATGGAGATCTTAGTATAACACAAGTTCTTTCGTCTGGTCCTTCATTGACTGAGAATATTTATTCGGTTGGTTTTAAATTGAAAGAGACATATGACTAATGACTGCTAGAAACTATGATGTAATTTTAACTGTAGCAGATTCTTCTAATTTCATTCCTGGTAATGCTATTGTTGGTAGTACTAGTGCTACTGTTGGTTTTATTGCTAATGTTACTCAGGCAACTAAACAAATAAAAGTTAAACTAAATAACGTATTACAAGAATTTCATACTAGTGAAACAGTTACTTCTAAGTCTGTTGTTATAAGTGGTACTGCAAACGGTGTATTGAATACTCTTAGTGTTCCTTTTAAATCAAATGTATTTGCTAGTGAAACAACTACTGCTACTTCTAGTATAGCATCACAAGCTCCTAGCCCTTTCATAGCAGAAAAAAATGCTTTTATTCAGAATCCTATAGTAAGACTGTATGAAATATACTATCCGGGAGAGTGGTTTCCTCCTACTCCTGAAGGATTACCTACTGGTGATGGAGAAGGTAGAGCATGGCCTGTTAATTTTCCTTTAAAATTTGCAGATGTAGCAGGTGATTTAATATCTGATTTGCACTATAATGTAACATATGATGGAGATTCTTATATACCTTTTCCTGTAGATATTTCTAGTCTTAGTCAAGGTACTGATGGTAAAATTAATGAACTTACATTAACTGTTTTTAATGTAGATAATCTTATTTCTGCTTTAGTAGAAGACCCTTTTATTGTAGGTAATAATACAACATGGGCATGTGTAGCTAATGTTAACGGAGTACCTTGTAATGGTATAGATCCTAGGACTATTAACTTTAGTCCTGCAGAGGTAGGAAATGTAGGAGAAATAGCTTTTGATACTCTAACTAGAGCAAGGGCTAATGGTTTTGTTTATGATAGCTCTATTGTAGGATACTATGGACAATCTAATGCTTCTTGGAATTATGAACAAACTGTTATTCAAACAGGTAGTAAAGAGGGTGATTGGAGAGAACTTAAAACTGACTCTAGAGATTTGCAAGGTGCTGTAGTAAATATTAAAACTACTTTTGCTAATTTTTTAGATGTTTGGCCTGAACATAGTGCTGCTAAATATATCACTGGTAATGTTATTGAAGTATATAATGCTATGCCCTATAGAGTAGGGGATAGTGTAAAATCTATAAAAGGTTCTACTTCTGGTACTATTCAAACAATAGAAGAAAATAGATTTTTATTCTTATCTAATGCACTAGAAGCAAATACT